GAACAACTGCAAGAATCGTGGGACACCGATTGTCAGATTGATGACAACTTCCTTGGTGAGAACTCCACGACAACTCCCAAACTCCACGCTAAGTATATTAAGATACTTGTTGGGGTTAAACTCAAGCACACAAAACTTCAATCAGATTACTTACTGCTACGTAAGAATAAGTTTCGTTATTATCGTGGTGAACTTTCCCGTGATGAATTAACAACACTTGGTTGGAACCAGTGGCAAGGTGTTAAGCCACTCAAGAATGAGATGGATGAATTCCTACAAGGTGATTCAGAATTGGTAACAATGAAAGTAAAGATTGATTATCTTGAGACAATGATTTATTTTCTTGAGTCAATCATGGGACAAATCAAAGCACGAGACTGGCAGATTAAAACTGCAGTTGAGTGGAAGAAGTTTTTAGCAGGAATGTAATGATAACAATTGAGAAGTTAGACGAAGTTTATGTAAGAATATTCGGTGATGCGAGCATCGAGCAGGAACTTGCTGACTTCTTTACGTATGAATATCCAGGAGCAAGATTTACTCCACAATTCAGAGCAAGACTCTGGGATGGTAAGGTTCGTTTATACGATCAAGTTAGAAAAACTCTTTATGTTGGTTTAGTATCATATGTTGAATCGTTTGCTGAACGCAATGGATATGAACTAATATACAAAGATGAAATAAACAAATCAAACGACATCAGTTACGAAACAACTGAGAAGTTTATCAATGCTCTGAATCTACCAGAGAAAATTGAAATCCGTGATTACCAAATTGATGCTATTCAAACTGCGTTAGATAAAGAACGAGCAGTGCTTCTTTCACCAACAGGTTCTGGTAAATCATTCATCATCTATTCTATTATGCGCTGGCATGTTAATGCTGGACGTAAATGTATTCTTATTGTTCCAACAACATCGCTTGTTGAACAGATGTATTCAGACTTTGAAGATTATTCTTCTGTTAATGAATGGCCAGTTAAAGAACACTGTCAAAAATTATACTCTGGTTTTTCCAAAGTGTTTGACAAAGATGTTTTAATCACAACTTGGCAATCAGTATACCTACAACCCAAAACTTGGTTTAGACAATTCGATGTAATCTTCGGAGATGAAGCACATCAGTTCAAAGCAAAGTCTCTTACAACTGTAATGGAAAAGATGGATGAGGTTCGTTACAGAATTGGAACTACAGGTACACTTGATAACAAGAAAGTCCATCGTTTGGTTCTTGAAGGTATATTTGGTCCAGTGTTGAAAGTTACCACAACCAAGAAGTTGATGGATACAGGAAGATTGACAAACCTAAATATATCGTGTGTGGTTCTGAAATATGATGAAGAAACACGTAAAGAAAGAAAAAACAAGACGTACCAAGAAGAGATGGATTGGTTAGTCGCCAACGAGAAACGTAATAAATTCATACGTAATTTAGCAATTAAATCTCAGGGAAATACTCTTGTCCTTTTCCAGTATGTTGAAAAGCATGGCAAGATTCTTTACGAGTTGATTAAAGCCAAAGCACACGATGAACGTAAAATCTTTTTTGTTTACGGTGGCACAGACGTCTCTGATAGAGAGTCAATCCGTCACATTACAGAAAGCGAAAGCGACGCAATTATTATTGCAAGTTTTGGTACGTTCTCGACTGGTATTAATATTCCATCTCTTGAAAATGTTATTTTTGCATCACCAAGTAAATCTAAGATCCGTAACTTACAAAGTATTGGTCGTGGATTAAGATTAAAAGATGGCAAGACTAGCTGCAATCTATATGATATCGCAGATGACTTGCATTGGAAATCTTGGAAAAACCATACTCTGAATCATGCAGCGGAAAGATATAAAATCTACGCTGAAGAAGAATTTAAAATTAAAATTGTAGAGGTGGAATTATGACAGACGAATTGTATGTTGTATTGAAACTCACTAGTGGTGAACAAGTGATGGCTGTCTTGAAAGAAGAAGACGAGCGATTTGTATTGTTAGATAATCCAATGTGCATTAAAATGATTCCAGTTATTGAAGCTGGTAAAGAACATGTAACTGCACATCCACTCTGCCATTTCTCTGATGATCATACTTACATCATCAGCAAACGTAACATTCTCTTTGTAAAGAAAATGTCTCACGTCTTTATTCCCCATTATCTAAAAATCGTTGAGCAACATCAGGAACATGATTTCTTCCAAGCTAATGAAGAGAAACGTGCTGAACAGCTCGACTGGGAAGATGACTTTACTCCTGAAACTGCGTTGTCTGCAATCAAACAACTAAAAGAAGTGATACAGGATGAAGAGGAAATTGATTGGAGAGAGAAGTTAAGGAATTTAGTACCTGGAAACGATACAATTAACTAACACGTCACGATCAACCCTAACACAGTGATTATGCCTCAAGACAAATAAAAAAGCAAATTTATTTTATTTACAATCTTGTGATACAATAAGATTTGTCTTTTCAACAACTTTGATGTATACTTATGAATAACTTGAACAATATGAGGAAGATGTATGTATGGCTCACTACGTAAATAATGCTGACTTCTTGGCTGCAATAGTCGAGATGAAAGCGAAGGTAAAACATGCCGAAGAGAATGGACTACCTAAACCACAGGTAAGCAACTACATCGGTGAGTGTATTCTTAAAATAGCGACACATCTGTCGTATAAACCCAACTTTATAAACTACTCCTATCGAGATGATATGATTCTCGATGGTATAGAAAACTGTTTTCAGTATATTGATAACTTTGATCCAACGAAGTCGAACAACCCATTCGCTTACTTCACTCAGATTATCTACTATGCATTCTTACGCAGGATTGCCAAAGAAAAGAAACAGAGTTACATTAAAGGTAAGTTAATACAAGACATGCCATTTGAGATGTTTGAGTTACAAGAACAAGACGAGACTGGCGAATTTCGAAATGCTTATCTTGACTTCATGCAAAACAACAGCACGTTTGATAACATTGCTGCATTTGAAGAAAAGAAAAAGAAGAAGAAAAAGAAGTCAGTTGACTTAGATGATTTTATTGAAGGTGATAATGATGACCCAATCAGTGAGGACTTGGCTCCGTGAATTAGTAGCAGGTGGAGTAGCAGCAACTGCAAGTTGGCCACCACCATCTGGTATTTCACGTGTTAGATCAAAAAGAAGTAAGAAGAAGCGTCAGGGTAGATTGATTCGTAGTCATACTTGGGATGCAACAGATAATGTATTTAATTTGAAAGAGATTATGAGTAGTAACAACGAAAACAAAATATTTCTCGGAGTTTCAGATATCGAAGATCTGGTTACATCTGAGATGATGAAGCGTCGTGTTGATGCAGGTAAAACAACTGTTCAAAGAGAGACAACAGTTCTTTGCAATCGTGAACGCTGGGCATCATGGGCTGAAGGACATTACAAAGATAGTCTTTACATCCAAAACAATTCTTCTTCTGGTATGATCATCGAAGAAGATACTGACAACTTTATCAAGTTTGATGTAAACTCTAACTCAACAACTGTTCGTGCATATGGTAGTTTAGAATTTGCTGAAGATCAAATTGAAATCGTTGAGTCAAACTTCTCTGTTGTCACTTCATATGTTGAATGGGTATATGGTAGTGATGGTGGCTCTGTCAATGTTCCATTAAATCGTGATCGTCTTCCAGTCGATGAAATGTATCCTTTCCTTAAAGGTGAAACTCTCGAAGATTATTATGATCGCTACATGGAATCATCTGCAAACATTCTCCTACTAATTGGACCTCCAGGAACTGGCAAGACTACATTCATTCGTGGTTTGCTTGCTCATCGTTCTTGTTCAGCAATCGTAACATATGATGCAGGTATCCTTGAGAAAGATGGTTTCTTTGCTCGCTTCATTGAAGACGATGCAGAAGTTATGGTTCTTGAAGACAGCGATGCATTCTTGAAGTCACGTAGCGATGGCAACACAATGATGCATCGTTTCCTTAACGTGGGTGATGGTCTTGTTACAACCAAAGGTAAGAAGATGATTTTCTCTACTAACTTACCAAGCATCCGTGACATTGACTCTGCGCTGATTCGTCCAGGAAGATGTTTCGACATCGTTGAATTTAAACCACTGACATTATTCGATGCGAATAAATTAGCTGAGAAACTTGGTGGTAAAGTTCCAGAACGTAAGGGTGGTGAGGTTGTTGAATTCTCTATTGCTGAGATCTTTAATACACAATCTGAACAAACCCATACTGCTAAAACAAATAGAAAGGTAGGATTCATTTGAAGGTAGCCATTATTACAGACCAACACTTTGGTGCACGTAACGATAGTATTGCTTTTCTTGATTTCTTTGAAAAATTCTATGACAATATTTTCTTTCCTAAGTTAGACGAAGAAAATATTACTACAGTTCTCGTACTTGGCGATACATTTGATCGTCGTAAGTACGTGAACTTTTATGCATTGGATCGTGCAAAGAAAATGTTCTTTGATAAACTTGAAGAGCGTGGCATTCGTGTTCATATGCTTGCAGGTAATCACGATACGTACTACAAAAATACCAATGAAGTAAACTCTCCTGACTTACTTCTAACTGAGTATGGTAACATTGATGTAATCTCCAAACCAGAAACAATCGTTATAGATGGTATTCCTATCTGTATGATGCCATGGATTTGTCCAGAAAACTATCAAGAGTCTCTTGACCACATGACAAATACTAAAGCCGACATTTGCATGGGTCACTTTGAAATCGCTGGCTTTGCAATGTATAGAGGTATGGAATCTCATGAAGGAATTTCTAAAGAAACATTCGAAAAGTTTGATATGGTGTTCAGTGGTCATTACCATCATCGTAGTGATGACGGACACATCTACTACCTCGGAAATCCATATGAACTCACTTGGCAGGATTACAACGATACCAGAGGGTTTCACTTGTTCAGCTTGGACACAAGAGAACTCGAATTTATCCCAAATCATTATAATATGTTTGCCAGAGTCGAATACAACGACAAAGAAACAGAGCCTGTCAACTTAGACGAATTAGATCTTGAATCAAAGTATGTAAAGTTAATTGTTGTAAACAAAACTGACTTTTATAAATTTGACAAATTCATAACGAAGTTGTATAATAAAGGATGTCATGAAATCAAGATTATTGAAGACATGACTGAGTTCCAAGAAGGTGAAATTGGTGAAGAAATCAATTTGGAAGATACCTTGTCTGTTCTGTCGCATTACGTTGATAGTATTGAAACTGATGTTGACAAAGAACAAATCAAAACATATATGAGAACTCTATACACTGAGGCAGTAAACATCGAGGTATAAAATGTATCAACAAGAGATTCAATTCTTCTGGCCACTCACTGAGCAGATTCCATTAGATTTAGATTACACTGACTGTGATAAACCAAAATTGTATTATACCAGTGCTAGTAATGGAACATCAGGTCAAGTTCTAATGGCTGGTACTGGATTGACATTTGCAGAGCCGACTTGGAAAACTGTTATTTCTGGATGGGAAGTTGGATCTCTTAATTATAAACCAAATCGTGTTCATAAATTCTTTATGAAATTACTACTTGGATGGAAGTGGAACGGATAAATGATTGTATT